TTTTGCCCGGAGGACTGGGTCGATGAGGTGATACCGCGTGTCAGCTTCATTCATGCTCATCGTCACCCTCCCGCCCAGCTGGAAAATACTATCGGAGAACGGAAGCATGGATCGGGTCGGCATTCGGTGCCGACCATGCCCCGAGGCGACAAACCACTACGCATTGACTGACCATATCCGTTGCGCTCTGTCGACCAGATCAGCCTGACGTGCGGTCAGCAGGTCCTTCGTCCAATGATCGGTCGACAGGATCGGCTTTGTGGTGTCGAAGGAAACCCGGTTGTTCCGCTCTGCGTAGATCTTCTTCTTGCGATCAAATGGGAAGTACTGCGCCTTGTAATTCTTGATGCCAGCAAGCAGCGCAAGATTGCCAAGGCGGTGCAGCCAGAGGCGGTGTTCGTCATCGGTGAAACGCTCACGCCAGTAGGCGTCCTTGAGCGCCTGAGGCAGAACATGCTCGATGGTGATTTTTCCGCCGAAGTCCTTGGTGACCGACTCGTCCTGATCGGCCTCTTCAAGCCGCAGCAGGACGGCCTGCGCAAAGGGCCGCCCATAAACCTCGCCGTCAAGCAGAGAACGGAACTCATCGTCGTTGGCATTGGCTCGGAAGATCGCGCGGATGTCATCCGCGCTTTTCCCGGCACGGATCGCGGTGATGAGCTGAAAGTACGCTGTTAAACGCGCAGTGAACGCGAGCCGCCGGATCCAGTTCTGATAGGTGATCCGTTCGAGTAGATCGATGAACTCCCCCTCTGGCATGTCAGCAACCGGCCTGTTCAAGAAGGCAAGCAGCGGCGGGATCCACTCCTCGAACGCTACCCGCTTGAGCGATCTGATCGCGCGACGAGCTGCAGGCGCCTCGAACTCATTCCTGAGAACGCGCAGATAATTGCGAGCGGAGGTATTCAACTCGTCGAGGAAAGTGAACGGCGACGCTGCAGTCTCGATAAGGGGTTCAAACTCCTCGTGCAGTGCCTTCCGAGCTTTTGTCGCGACAATCGAGCTGCGATGATGCGCCATGAACTGGTCAAGCCGTTCGATACCGATCTGCTCCTCCAGTTCGAGCCAGGCCTCGTCCAGATCACTGCTACGAGCTGTGTTGCCGCCAAGCCGCGCGAACAGCATGTTCTTGATCAGGTCAGCATTTGACAGCGCCATGCCGCGGGCATTCAGAACATTAAACAACCGATATGCCGACTGCCATGAAGCAGTGGTGACAAACACCACATAGACCCTGCTGAGCAGGTAGTTTGCGAACAGCTTCAGCGTCTTCTGGTCATGCTGCGCGATGAAGGTGTCGATGGCCTCCAGGTTCTCGATGATGCGCTGCTTTGGGGCGTCCTGCTCCTTAGCGACTTCTTTTCGTACCGCCTCGGGCACCATTTCCCCAGCCAGCACATATCGGCGGAAGAAGCTCTGATCTCGCTGGCGCAGGGTCAGGCGTGGCGTCTCCTCTTCACCGGTCAGGGCATTGCGTGGCAAAACGCGCCGACCGAGCTCGGATTTCGCTGGTTCATCGACGCCATCGCGCAGGCGTGAAAAGATCAAGTTAAGCGTCGTGAGACGCTGCTGACCGTCCACGACATCGTAAAGACGACCCTTCTCACGCTCGATCGTGATCAGCGAGCCGATGAAATATTCCTCATCGTTAGCCGCAAACGCCTCCCAAACATCATCGAGTAATTGCTCAACGTTACCCTTCTCCCAGGAATATGGGCGCTGATACGCGGGTATTTCGTATCTAATCTGTTCCGTCAGAATCTGACTTATCGTGCGCTCGGCCGCTTCCATGGTCGCTCTCAACTATCGGACGGCGACGGGATTGCCGGGCGCCCCGATTTTGAGCTGACATTACCGCCGTTTACGGCGCCAGACTAAGCTGTCGCCCCAGGGCGACGCAAGCATGAAGCCAGCTGCTCGCCGATGGCATCTTCAATCTAGAGGAGCGCTCAGGACAGTTCGCTGCTCGGACCATGCCATTGGCAGGGTGCTGCGCAGCGCCTCCAGCTTGAGACCGGACGGCTGACGTCCTTCGAGGATCGACTCAACCAGGTCTGGGGACAGATGCGACAGGCGCATCGTCCTCGTGAGGTATGGTGCAGCGATCCCCTCTCGCTCGGCCAGTTCGGCGATGGTGGCGAACTCCCCGGAATCCAGCATGCGCTTCCAGCGGAAGGCGCGTGCCAGCGCCTTGACCAGCGTGCTGTCCGGCGTTCGCTCTGGTCGGACACGGTCGGGCATCTGCATCTCCTTCCGCCCGCCGCGCTTCACGATGCGAAATGGGACATGGAGCGTCACCGTTTCGGGGATCAGAGTGCCGCGGGTCATGCGGCCGCTCCCATGTCTCCGGCCAGCATCTCGCGCGCGAGGCCGCCGAGCCCATCCACACGGAGCCGGACGTTCAACCCGTCCATCCCGATCTCTACGCGCTCGACCAGCAGCGCCACGATGCGCGACTGCTCGGCGGGGAACAGCTCGCCCCAAAGCGGATCGAGCTGCTGCAGAGCCGCACGCGCGTCGGCCTCGGTGATGTCGTCAGCATGGCCGCGCGCCGCTTTCCACGTCCCCGCAACGATCTCCGGCTGGCGGAACACGGCGCGGAGCTGGTCAATGACGGCAGCCTCGATCTCGCCAGCGGGCACGCGGCCGACGGGGCACGATCCGGCACCATGCTTCAGCACCGTCTGGCTGACATAGTAGCGGTAAAGCCGTCCACCCTTGCGGGTATGGGTAGGTGAGAACGCTGCACCATCAGGCCCATACAGCAATCCCCGAAGCAGTGCGGGCGTGTCGGCGCGGGTTTGCGCTGCGCGCTTGCGCGGGCTTTCCGTCAGGATGGCATGCACCTTGTCCCATGTCTCAATGGCGATGATCGCCGCATGCTCGCCGGGATAGCTGGTCCCCTTGTGGACCGCTTCGCCGATGTAGACCCGGTTGTTCAGCATCCGATAGATGAACTTCTTGTCGATGCGGTGGCCCCGGCTGGTGGTGACGCCCCGCTCGGCCAGTTCGCGCGCCAGCAGGGTGCCGGAACCGATCTCGATGAACCGGGCGAAGACCCACCGGACATGGGCGGCATCGGCAGGATTTTCGATCAGTTTCCGGTTTTTCACCTCGTATCCGAGGGGCGGGCAGCCACCCATCCACATGCCCTTCATCCGGCTGGCGCGCACCTTGTCGCGGATGCGCTCGGCCGTCACTTCGCGCTCGAACTGGGCGAAGGACAGCAGGATGTTCAGCGTCAACCGCCCCATGGAGGTGGTAGTGTTGAACGACTGCGTGACCGAAACGAAGGTGACGCCGTTCCGGTCGAACACCTCGACCAGTTTGGAGAAATCCATCAGCGAGCGGGACAGGCGGTCAATCTTGTAGACCACCACCACGTCGACCAGCCCATCCTCGATATCGGCCAGCAGCCGCTTGAGGCCGGGACGTTCCAGTGTGCCACCGGATATGCCGCCATCGTCATACTGGTCGCGAACCAGCACCCAGCCTTCCGACCGCTGGCTGGCGATGTAGGATTCGCAGGCCTCGCGTTGGGCATGCAGGCTGTTAAACTCCTGCTCCAGCCCTTCCTCGGAGGATTTGCGCGTGTAGACCGCGCAGCGCAGCTTGCGGACGACGGGTTTGTTCATGCCGTCCTCCGATGGTTTTTCAGCCCGAAGAACACCCAGCCGTTCCAGCGTGTGCCGGTGATGGCGCGCGCGATAGCGGACAGCGACTGGTATGGCCGCCCCTGCCATTCGAAGCCGACGGCAGTGACGGTGACGATCTGTTCGACGCCCTGCCACTCGCGCAGCAGCCGAGTGCCAGTGATGGGGCGGTCGCGATCGGCGCGGATACGGCGCGTGGTGATGTTGCCGCCATCAAGCTGCTCGCCCAAAGCTTCCAGCCGCTTGATGGTTTCTGGCTTCAGCCCGCCATAAGCCAGTTCTTGGATGCGGTAGGCCACGCGGGATTCAAGGTAGCGGCGGTTGAAGGGCGGCGGTTCTGTTTCGAACAGGTCGCGCCACTGCGCCTTCAGGTCGGGCGTCGATGTAGTCTTCAGCGCAGCAAGGCGCGCGGGGATGGAGTCAGGTTTCGTCATGCGTCTCTCCAGTGAGTTGGAGTTGCATGAAGGCATTGGTCGGGCGGACAGTGTAGGCAACTTTCTCCAACCTCGTCAGAGACTTCGCCCTGCTTCCGCATCTGAAGCCGGATCAGGCCAAGCGCCAACAGGCCGCACAGTTCTGCACGGCGCTGGGCCGGGGTCATCTGATCAGGCGGCAGCGCGTTGGGGCGTTTCATCGTTCGGCATCTCGACGTCAGGGGTTTCCTTACTGACGAAAAGCCAGTCCCGGACCCGAGACGGGACAAGTGATCCGACTCCGCGCACATAAGGCGGAACGGACATGGAACATCCACTCTTGCGGCTCGAAGATTTGTCCACGATTATCGGCAGTTGAATCAGGTGGATGAAGTTAACCGAGGGGGTGAGTACATGCCGCGCAAAGTTGTTCTGATCGGCCCTCACGTTCTTGCCCTCATTGAAGATGCCCGGATCGATTTGGCTCTTGCGGCACTTTCAGTTCGGGAGGGCGAAAACGAGCCGAACTTCAATCTGCCAGATGATCCGCCTGTTCACACGGATGATGACGCTGTCGACGCGTTCAAGGTGCTGTTGATAGAAGCACTTTCCCACTTCGATGTTGACGAGTTGCGGCCTGCAGAACAGCGCTGCCGCCGGATCCGCGCACTTGCCGATGGAAAAGGCCTCACGTCCCTGACGACCATTGTCGAACAGAAACTCGATGATGGCCAGGCGCAGGAATTCGAAGATCAACCTGACCCGCTTTGTCGGAGCATTTGGGCCTTTTTGAATGCCCGCCCGATCTTCGAGGATGCGGAGAGTTTTCATTTCGCGCGGCAGTTTCGCGACTACGGCAAGATGTACGATGCTTTCGAGGTGGAACTTGAGAAGGCGGCCGTGCTGGATGCCGCAGCGATTGATGAGGCGGCCCTCGCGACGAAGATCACAAAGGTTCTCGAACTCAAGACCAATTGCACCGTCAAGGCACTTGATCTGCCCGCGACGTCCGCTCACCCTGCGTCGATCATGTTGATCGTCCGCCACGGCGGGCCGCTTTCAAGCGTCTACGATCATCGGGATGATGGTCGCAGGGGCACCATCTATTTTCGGCCACCGAACGAGGCGACACTTATCTATACACCCTCCATGCGGCAGATCGAGGTCTGCGCGGACAGCCCGGTGGTCCGCCAGGAAGTCGCCGGTGCCTTCGCGGCCATCACGCTTGGCCACGATGTGTCGCAAAAGCCTTTGACGTGGAAGCGTTACAACCTGTCCCGCTTCCGGTCGTCGTTGCATCTCGATCCGCCAAAGGTTGAAGGCTTCGAAATCAAGTTCGCCAAGGTCCTCGAGGCCGAGATCCGGCTTGGAAACTGGAGCCGAAAGCTGCTCCTGAAGGTTGCGATCGAGGATGACATCGGTGAGGTGGCGGATCGTTACCTCAGACCGAACAATATCTTCCGCCGTGCGGACGGCTTCAGCCGCATCGGTATCGCTGTCGCATACAACAGGGTGGGCGACGAGAAGGAGCGCACCCTGAACATCACGATTTCCGGTTCGAAAAGCTGCAACCTCCAGAGCAACAAGGATCCGGAGGAGCGCAATCTTGGCTTCGCGCTGCTCGACGCATGGGGAATCCTGAGCGCTTTCAAGCAGATCGACCCCAATGATCTGCGTGCAATCTTCCCGCAACTGGTCGCACTGCATGACCGGGTGGACGACGAGGTCAGTGGCGAATACCTGCGCGAGATGGGCCTGGACCCCGATCACCTGATACAGGGTGGTCTCCTTGAACGGCGCGGACGTCAGGATATCGTGCTTATCGACGACGATGATATGGCTGGCGAAGGCGCGGTGAAACCTTCGGCCCATGAAGGCATGGTCCGGACGATCGGGCCATTTGGTCAAAGCGGGGGCACCCGGCCTGCAGCTGATCTCGAAATGTATGAGATCAATCGGCAATGGCTGCACGAAACGGTGGTTCGGTTGATGAAGCCGCTGTTGAACAAGCGCACATCGCAGGTCTTGGATGCAGACCTCACGCTGCTCGGCTCCATGCAGATCGATGCTTCCGAGGTCCCGGTGTATTTCGCGCGGCGGCTCGAGGATGGAAAGACAATCGGGCGGCTGGATTTGGCCTTGCGGTCGCGCAACAAGGCAGGGGTCGGCATCGTGCTGGCGGCGGGTACCGACCATCCGACCTGCCTCGGACCGAACGTGGTCGTGCCCATTCTGACGAACCTGTCGCCTGACGGCGAAGAACTCGTGGTAGCCCGTGATGGCCTTGATTTGGCATATCGCGGCAACCTGTCGCTCGCCCGGCGCACTGATCCTGTTCCGCATGATGCCGCGCGCCATTGCCAAGCATGTCGGCATCATGACCGGCCCAGACACCTTCCTTCATGCCTACGAGCGGCTCGGTGTGATCGAGGAACCGCTGTCCCCGACATGGCGACGCCGCATCGCCTTCGCCTTCCTCTTTCCCCAACGCTGAGAGAACTACATGGCCACGCTTGTCCTCGGCGCTGTCGGCACTGCAATCGGCGGAGCCTTTGGTGGCGCGATCCTCGGCTTTTCCGGTGCGGCCATCGGTGGCTTCATCGGCTCGACCGTGGGCTCGGTGGTCGACAGCTGGATCGTGTCCTCGCTGGCCCCCGCCCAGCGGATCGAGGGGGCACGGCTCGACACGCTGCGCATCACCTCGGCGACCGAAGGGGCGGTGATCCCGCGCCTCTACGGTCGCATGCGCATCGGCGGCAACATCATCTGGGCCACCGATTTCCGCGAGGAGATCAAGACCACCACCCAAGGCGGTGGCAAAGGCGGCGGGGGCGGCAAGGTCAAGACCACCGAATACCTTTACTATGCCAGCTTCGCCGTGGCGCTGTGCGAAGGCCCGATCACCGGCATCGGCCGCGTCTGGGCCGACGGCAAGGCGATGGACATGACCGGCGTGACTTGGCGCTGGTATCCCGGCAGCGAGGCGCAGACCGCCGATCCGTTCATTGCAGCCAAGATGGGGGCGGCCAACACGCCCGCCTACCGCGGCACGGCCTATGTCGTGTTCGAGGATCTGGCGCTGGCCACCTTCGGCAACCGCCTGCCGCAGTTGTCGTTCGAGGTGTTCCGCCCGCTAGCCGATGCCGACACCGCCGAGGGACTGACCCGTGCCGTGACCCTGATCCCAGCCTCGGGCGAGTTCACCTATGCCATGGACGCCATCCGCAAGGGCAGCGGTGGCGCGACGGTCGCCGAGAACTTGAACGCGCTGCCCGACCGGCCCGACATTGTCGTGGCGCTGGACCGGCTGCAGGCCATGGCACCGGCGGTCGAAAGCGTCAGCCTCGTCGTGGCCTGGTTTGGCAACGACCTGCGCGCAGGATCCTGCAAGGTGAAGCCGGGTGTCGAGGTTGCCTCCAAGGCCACAACGCCCGCCAACTGGTCGGTGAACGGGGTAAGTCGGGCCAGCGCACATCTGGTCAGCCGCGACGCCGAGGATCGGCCGGTCTATGGCGGCACGCCGGCAGATTTCGCGGTGGTGCAGGCGATCCAGGAGATGAAGGCGCGCGGGCTGAGCGTCACCTTCTATCCCTTCCTGCTGATGGACGTGCCACCCGGCAACACGCTGCCGAACCCCTACAGCGCCAATGCCGCCACGCCGGGCCAGCCCGCATTTCCATG